TCCGACGAGGCGTTTACCGCGCTGCTATACATGTCACTCGACAACCCGATCCCCGTCTTGAACATCTGCTCTCCGAGCGCCGTGCGGGTGTTGAAAATATTGCCGACCGTCTGGTAGCGGTTACTGTAAATGTCGCCGAGATTGGACAGGTTTTCATTTAGCGCGGTTCCCGCGACATTGGTGCGAGTGCCGTAGATGTCCCGCGCCAACCCGACGGCCGCATCGCGACGGGATCCGACGTTGTCGGCCTGCGTCAGGAATCCGCGCTCCAAGGCACCGAACCTCTGGTTGCGATCGCTTTCGGCGGCTCGCAGTCCGGTGTCGAAAACACCTTGTCGGCGGGCGGAGTTTGTTTGCTGGGCACCCAAAGAAGTCGTCAGAGCCCCTTGCCGCCTTGCAAGTTCCGCATCGGAAGCGCGAAGCACAGAATCGTAAACACCCTGCCGTTGGTTGCGGTCGCTTTCTGCTCCCTTTAAAAAGCTATCCAGCCCAGCTTGCCGCTGGTTGCGGTCGATTTCAGCGGTCTGCATCTGTGAACCAAGTAGCGTGCGCCCTTGTTCACTTAACAGTGCATTGTTGTCGCGCATCAACGCTCCGGCATCAGATTGTAGACCTGCGACACGGGTGTTGTAGTTGAGCGTCCGCTGGGAATCGTTGAGTGCCGCCCCTTGGCGCTGGAGATCAAGCGAAGTCAGACCAAGATCACGCGCCGTTAGCCCTCGGCCCATCTCACTCGACGCCCCGAACCCACCCTGCAAAGCACGCATCGCGCTCGATCGGGACAGGCTCGCTTGCACATCAGCACCGATGCGCCCCTGCAACATCGCCGCGGCGTTCTCATCTGCCATCTGCGAAAGCTCCACGCCGCGAGGATCGGCGGTCGCTAACATATTGGCACGGGTCTGGACGGCGGCTTGGGAAAGCTGATCGGCCATTTGGGTGAATTGAAGAACTCGCGATGAGTCTGTAGACGTAGCTTGGCCCATCGTGCTCAAATACTGTTGTTGGGCTTGCGAGGCGCGATCGAGGAATAAGTCCCCGAGTGATTTTGACCCTGACTGAAAATCCTCAAGATCCTTGCGGAAACGGTCTCCGGCTGCGAGTGAATCACTGCGAAAAGTCTGGGCGTCGGTTCTTGCTTGATCGCCCAATGCTCCCGAATCCGCTTGGAACCGCTGAATGTCCGCTTGGTTTTCGCGGGTAAGCGCATCGGAATCTTCGCGGAAAGTCTTTCCGGCTTCGGCAAATCTGTCACCGAGCGCCCCAGTCTGGGACTGGAAATCTTGATTGAGACTCGCCGTGTCGGCATCAGCGCGGTCCAAAGCTACCCCAACCCGCTCCAGTGCCGCCTTCTCGATGTCTTGGACTTCGGTCTTGAACGCATTTAGCTGGGTTAAAGTGTCAGCCCGCGAACCGAGGTTTAGAACCTCAGTTCCAAAAGCGAGATCGTCGATAGCACGTTGAATGTCTTGAGCGAACGTGGCGGACCGCTCACTGGCCTGAGATTGAAGGATTTCGTTGGCCCGGTTGATTCGCTCGATCGCCTGTTTCTCTTGGTTGTTGGCGTCTTTGGCGTAAGCCGACCCAAGGCTGGCTACGTCGGTTTGGAGTTTGTTGGCAATACGGCCAACTTGAGAAATCAGGCGATTTCCATCGGCTCTAGTGTCGGCTATATACTGATCCATCTGGGCTTTGGAGATGCCGGACATACTTCCGCCCCCACCACCGCCCCCACCTCCAAAGGCCCCCAACGCCCCTGCGACTCCGACTCCGGCGCCGACGACGGTAGCTACTCCTGCGATAACCCCCATGCTCATACGAATGCCTCCTGTCTTTGATTGAGCAGCAATCTTTCATTTTCCGGACGGCAACTCAGCGCCTCCACCATTCGGGGATTTTCATGCTGCTCCGTCACACGATAAACAATCTCGTCAGGATCTTGCGCGTCACCTTCGTTAGCATGAAAAGTCGTCCAGACAGTGTCCTCATGGATAAGGAGGACCCGCCGAGTTCCAGGTTTGGTTATTCCGGTGTGCGGTGCACGATAAGTCACAGCGCCCTCGTCGAGGGACCAAACGGAAACCACGCCCTTGGAGATGACAAAGGGGTGCTCGTATTTATGAGTCCGGCTGGTCAGAACAACTCCTGCCGGCATGTGGATCTCGCGAATATATAGGCCGGGCGTAAAGCGGTGGGTCACTGGCAGATCGACTAAGACAAGCCGACGGGCAATGGCTTCTTCGATATCGTCAACGATTTCATTCGCCTTGGCTTCAAACTCCTCCGGCGACAGATCTTTAAGTTCTGGAAAGTCTAGTTCAGCGGTCATTATGCGGTTATTACTATATCACCGAAACTGGTAAACGCGACGGGTGTGGGCGGCTCCGCGGTTTCCGGTAAAGTTTTGTTGGGCGATCTGGCTGGCCAGCATCTCCTTGGCCTTCTCGATGTGAGGAGTGATTTGCTCGCCGCCCAGGAGAATCCCCTTGGTCGCCTCGTAGATCGCTTGGTAGTTGCGAAGATACATCGCGTCCGCGTCGGCGGTATGGGGGACGAAGCGGCGTTTGGCCAAGATCCTGACCACGGGAACCACGTTGGGCAGGGTGATCCAGTATTTACGCTTGAGAAGATTGTCCGTCGGATCGACGCCCTCGCCACGGTCGACCGCGCCTTCACGCCAACTGTCATCAGTCTCGCGGTAGCCGGTGCCGCCACGAATCCACTCGTTGAGTCGATCATGCACGGGCTTGGGGTCGCCGTCGAAAGACATGTAGAGGATCGTCTCGACCTCTTGGGGTAAGAAGAACTCGCCCGTCGCATTCACTGAAAGCGTATACTCGGCCACGGTGCCGACCCATTTGCCTGCAAACATCAGTTGCTCTTCGGCCGCGTTGACCATGCGCTTCACGGCGGAGTCCGAAAGTCGGTAAGCCTCGGGCAGTTCCAGCCCGATCCGGCCCCAGTGGTAGCCGAAGGTATCATTGGCCGAAGCCAGCAACGCCTGACGGGTCGAGCGACGAGCCGCTTCGATCGCGGCCATCACGTCACGCTCAATCAGGGCCAGGGCTTGCTGCTTGAGCGCGGTCGCTACTTCCGGCTGACCAGCCGAGGTGGACAGATAACTTTCGACCATGAGCTTCTTCTGCTCGTAGGTCGGAGTCGGCGCGGGGCCGTTGTAATCCTCGCGGCGTTGGAGGAAGTCTTGCTGCGCCCCGATTTCAGTCGAAGCCTGGGACAAGTAAGTCGTCAAACGATCGGTTGGGATCGTGACCCCGTTGGGTAGTTCATTGTGCAGCTTGCCCTCGTCGCCGACCGCAGCCCGACGGGCCGCTTCGACTTGAGCCATCAGGTCACGCTCGATTAACGCTTGGCCTTCGGCTTTGAGCGCCGACGCGGCTTCGATTTGACCAGCCCCGGTCGCGATATAGGACTCCACGAACTTTTTGCGCACTTCATAGGTAAAAGGATTCGGTTTGGTTCCGCTCGAATAGTTCTCACGACGGGCCAAGAAGTCCCAGTGAGCGCCAGCCTCGGCGGCAGCTTGGCTTAGATATTCCGTCATCCGGCTCGTCGCGATCCGCACACCCTCGGGCAGTTCATTATGCAAGCGCCCCGCTTCTCCGGCCGTAGCACGGCGGGCGGCTTCAACCCCAGTCATCAAGTCACGCTCGATCGTCGCAAACGCCTCTTGTTTGAGAGACGCTGCGACATCAGGTGCCGCATTGGCCGTGGCGATATACGACTCGACCATTTTCTTGCGGGTCTCATAGGGGAAAGGATTCGGCTTTACTCCAGAGGAATAGTCCTCACGACGGGCCAAGAAGTCCCAATGGACACCCGCTTCGGTTGCCGCTTGGGCAAGGTAAGTTGTGAGCCTGTTGGTGGCAATGCGGACGCCCTCGGGAAGTTCATTGTGAAGTTGACCCTCTTCACCCGCTGCGGCACGTCGTGCCGCCTCAACTTCTTCCATGAGATCGCGTTCGATGATGGCCGAGGCTTCTTGTTTCTTGGCCGCAGCCACATCGACAGCACCACGCAGAGTTGCAATGTAGCCTTCAACCAAGGGCTTGAGCACTTCGTAAGGGAAAGGATTCGGTTTGGTTCCGCTCGAATAATCCTCGCGGCGAGCCAGAAAATCGTAATGTGCTCCGGCCTCGGTCGCCGCTTGAGTGAGATAAGTCGTCAACCGTGCCGTCGGTATCTTCACGCCATCGGGAAGTTCGTTGTGGAGCTTGCCTTCGGTTCCAGCAATCACCCGGCGCACCGCTTCGACGTTCTGCATCAAGTCACGCTCGATAATGGCAAAGGCTTCCTGCTTGATTGACGCTGCCACGTCCGGAGCGGCATTGGCCGTGGCGAGGTAAGACTCGACCAGCTTCTTGCGCACTTCGTAAGGGAAAGGATTCGGTTTGGTTCCACCCGCATAGTCTTCTCGGCGGGCAAGAAAGTCGTAATGAACCCCCGCTTCCGTGGCCGCTTGGGCGAGGTAGGTATTCATGCGGGTCGTCGAGACGCGCACACCTTCAGGGAGTTCATTGTGAAGCTGCCCCGCTTCTCCAGCCGCAGCCCTCCGGGCCGCTTCGACTTGGGCCATCAGGTCGCGTTCAACGACCGACAGGGCTTCCTGTTTGAGAGACGCTGCGACATCAGGTGCCGCATTCGCTGTCGCGATATAGGACTCGACGAGCTTCTTGCGGACTTCAAAAGAAAACGTATTGGGCTTGGTTCCCGAGGA